CTGCAGGGTAAACGGAGGTAATACATGTTTCTGAAAACAGAACAATTTGAATATAACGGTGTGTCCGTCACGCTTTCCGAATTGTCTGCGCTGCAGCGTATTGAGCATCTTGCCCTCCTGAAACGGCGTGCAGAACAGGCAGAATCCAGCGGCAACCTGCAGGTAAGCGTGGAAGATCTCGTCAGAACCGGCGCGTTTCTGGTGGCGATGTCCCTGTGGCATAACCATCCGCAGAAAACGGCATCACCGTCAATGAATGAGGCTGTGATGCAGATCGAACAGGAGGTGCTCACCACCTGGCCTGCGGATGCCATTGCCCGGGCGGAAGATGTGGTGTTGCGTCTGTCCGGGATGAGCGGGGCTGTTCATGCGGATACTGACAGCACCGAAGTGGCGAAAAATAACGCACTGACTGATGATGATTTTTCTGCGGGAAAGTCTTCGACGGCGAGCTGAATTTTGCCCTCAGACTGGCGCGTGAGATGGGGAGGCCTGACTGGCGCGCCATGCTTGCCGGGATGACATCCACCGAATATGCCGACTGGCGACATTTTTACCGTACGCATTATTTTCACGATACCCAACTGGATATGCATTTTTCCGGGCTGACGTACGCCGTACTCAGCCTGTTTTTTTGCGATCCGGATATGCATCCCTCTGATTTCAGTCTGCTTGCCCCCCGGCGTGAGGAAGCGCAGACGGAGATGCCGGATGAGGAAAAAATGCTGATGCAGAAAGCGGCAGGACTTGCCGGAGGCGTACGGTTTGGTGGGGACGGAGGGCGTGAGATTTTATCGTCTGCGGATGTGGCGGATGTCAGCGAGGATGATGTCGCATTAATGATGGCTTCAGCGGGGATTCCGGGAGGTGTGAGATATGTCCCAGCCGGTTGGTGATCTTGTTATTGACCTGAGTCTGGATGCGGTCCGTTTCGATGAGCAGATGAGCCGGGTAAGGCGTCATTTTTCCGGACTGGAGACTGACGCCAGAAAAACCGCCGGTGTCGTTGAGCAGAACCTGAGTCGTCAGGCGCTGGCTGCACAAAAAGCCGGGATTTCCGTCGGGCAGTATAAAGCGGCCATGCGAACCCTGCCCGCACAGTTTACGGATATCGCCACGCAGCTTGCCGGTGGTCAGAATCCCTGGCTGATCCTGCTGCAACAGGGCGGTCAGGTGAAGGACTCCTTCGGCGGGATGATCCCCATGTTCAGGGGACTTGCCGGTGCGATCACCCTGCCGATGGTCGGGGTCACCTCGCTGGCGGTGGCGACAGGTGCGCTGGCGTACGCCTGGTACCAGGGGGATTCCACGCTTTCAGCGTTTAATAAAACCCTGGTTCTTTCCGGTAATCAGTCCGGACTGACTGCCGATCGCATGCTGACGCTCTCCAGAGCCGGACAGGCCGCAGGGCTGACGTTTAACCAGGCGAGTGAGTCACTGGCAGCCCTGGTGAATGCCGGTGTGCGTGGTGGTGCACAGTTTGATGCCATCAACCAGAGTGTCGCGCGTTTTGCTTCTGCATCCGGTGTGGAGGTGGACAAGGTTGCAGAGGCTTTCGGAAAACTGACCACCGACCCGACGTCGGGGCTGATGGCGATGGCGCGCCAGTTCCGTAACGTGACGGCAGAGCAGATTGCGTTTGTTGCGCAGCTGCAGCGTTCCGGTGATGAGGCCGGGGCCTTACAGGCGGCGAACGATGCTGCCACGAAAGGCTTTGATGAGCAGACCCGTCGCCTGAAAGAAAACATGGGGACGCTGGAGACCTGGGCGGATAAAACAGGGAAGGCGTTCAAATCGATGTGGGATGCCATTCTGGATATTGGTCGTCCGGAATCCTCAGCGGATATGCTTGCCAGTGCGCAGAAGGCATTCGATGAGGCGGATAAAAAATGGCAGTGGTACCAGAGCCGGAGCCAGCGCCGGGGAAAGACCTCCTCTTTCCGTGCCAACCTGCAGGGCGCATGGGATGACCGGGAAAATGCCCGTCTGGGGCTGGCAGCGGCCACGCTGCAGTCAGATATGGAAAAAGCCGGTGAACTGGCTACCAGGGACCGGGCCGAACGGGACGCATCACAGCTGAAGTATACCGGAGAGGCGCAGAAGGCGTATGAGCGTCTGCTGACGCCGCTGGAGAAATATACTAACCGGCAGGAAGAGCTGAATAAGGCCCTGAAAGACGGGAAAATCCTGCAGGCGGATTACAACACGCTGATGGCGGCGGCGAAAAAGGATTATGAATCGACGCTGAAAAAGCCGAAGTCGTCAGGTGTTAAAGTGTCAGCCGGTGAGCGTCAGGAAGACCTGGCGCATGCGGCGCTGCTGGCGCTTGAAACCGAGCTCCGGACGCTGGAGAAGCACAGCGGAGCGAATGAGAAAATCAGCCAGCAGCGCCGGGATTTGTGGAAGGCGGAGAGTCAGTTCGCGGTACTGGAGGAGGCGGCGCAACGTCGCCAGCTGTCTGCACAGGAGAAATCCCTGCTGGCCCATGAGCAAGAGACGCTGGAGTACAAACGCCAGCTGGCTGACCTGGGTGACAAGGTTGAATACCAGAAACGGCTGAATGAGCTGGCAAATCAGGCTGTGCGGTTTGAACAGCAGCAGAGTGCGAAGCAGGCTGCAATCAGCGCAAAAGCCCGGGGGCTGACGGACCGTCAGGCACAGCGGGAGTCGGAATCGCAGCGCCTTCGTGACGTGTACGGTGATAATCCGGATGCGCTGGCGAAGGCCACATCTGCACTGAAGAACACCTGGTCTGCGGAGGACCAGCTTCGTGGCAGCTGGATGGCCGGGCTGAAGTCCGGCTGGGGCGAGTGGGCGGAAAGTGTGACGGACAGTTTTTCGCAGGTCAGGAGTGTAGCCACGCAGACCTTTGACGGTATTGCACAGAATATGGCGGCAATGCTGACCGGCAGTGAGCAGGACTGGCGCGGTTTCACCCGTTCCGTGCTCTCCATGCTGACAGAGATTTTTCTGAAGCAGGCAATGGTGGGGATTGTCGGGAGTATCGGCAGCGCCATTGGTGGTGCTTTCGGTGGTGGGGCGTCTGCCTCCACGGGGACGGCCATTCAGGCTGCGGCGGCGAACTTCCATTTCGCGACCGGAGGATTTACGGGGACGGGCGGCAAATATGAACCTGCGGGGATTGTTCATCGCGGGGAGTTTGTCTTCACGAAGGAGGCAACCAGCCGGATTGGCGTCGGCAACCTGTACCGCCTGATGCGGGGCTATGCGGAAGGTGGTTATGTGGGCGGTGCCGGAAGTCCGGCGCAGATGCGGCGGACGGAAGGCATTAATTTTAATCAGAACAATCACGTGGTGATTCAGAACGACGGCACCAACGGACAGGCGGGGCCGCAGCTGATGAAGGCGGTGTATGACATGGCCCGCAAGGGGGCGCAGGATGAGATTCAGGCGCAGATGCGTGATGGCGGCGTATTTTCCGGAGGCAGGCGATGAAAACATTTCGCTGGAAAGTGAAGCCGGATATGGAGGTGAACTCGCAGCCATCGGTGCGTGAAGTGCGTTTTGGTGACGGGTATTCGCAGCGTATGGCGGCGGGGCTGAATGCTGACCTGAAAACATACCGTGTGACGCTTTCCGTGACCCGGGAGGAGGCCCGACATCTGGAGGCATTCCTGGCAGAGCACGGTGGCTGGAAGGCGTTTCTGTGGACACCTCCTTATGCATACCGGCAGATAAAGGTGACCAGTGCCGCCTGGTCATCACGGGTTCGCATGCTGCGGGTTGAATTCAGTGCCGAGTTTAAGCAGGTGGTGAACTGATGCAGGATATTCATGAAGAAAGCCTGATCGAGTCGGTTAAATCGGAGCAGTCACCGCGGGTGGTGCTCTGGGAAATCGACCTGACGGTGCAGGGTGGTGAGCGGTATTTTTTCTGCAATGAGATGAATGAAAAAGGGGAGGCGGTTACCTGGCAGGGGCGGGAATATCAGGCATACCCGATTGACGGCAGCGGTTTTGAGATGAACGGGAAGGGCAGCAGTGCCCGCCCGTCACTGACGGTGTCCAATCTGTTCGGTCTGGTCACCGGAATGGCGGAGGACCTGCAGAGCCTGGTGGGGGCCACGGTGGTCCGCCGCCGGGTGTATGCCCGTTTTCTGGATGCGGTGAATTTTGTGGCGGGCAATCCGGAAGCGGACCCGGAGCAGGAGCTGAGCGACCGCTGGGTGGTGGAGCAGATGTCAGAGCTGACGGCCATGACGGCCTCGTTTGTGCTGGCGACACCGACCGAGACGGACGGGGCGCTGTTTCCTGGTCGCATCATGCTGGCGAACACCTGTATGTGGGATTACCGGGGAGATGAATGCGGGTATAACGGTCCTGCGGTGGCGGATGAGTTCGACAACCCCACCACGGATATCCGTAAGGACAGATGCAGCAAGTGCATGCGCGGGTGTGAGATGCGCGGCATGGTGGCTAATTTTGGCGGTTTCCTTTCCATTAATAAACTTTCGCAGTAAATCCAATGACACAGACAGAATCAGCGATTCTGGCACACACCCGGCGGTGTGTGCCTGCGGAGTCGTGCGGCTTCGTGGTGAGAACGCCGGAGGGGGAGCGGTATATCCCTTGTGTGAATATCTCTGCAGAGCCGGAGGCGTATTTTCGTATTGCACCGGAAGACTGGCTGCGGGCAGAGATGCAGGGTGAGATTGTGGCGCTGGTCCACAGCCACCCCGGTGGTCTGCCCTGGCTGAGCGAGGCCGACCGGCGGCTGCAGATAAAAAGTGCACTGTCCTGGTGGCTGGTCTGCCGGGGGGAAATTCATAAATTCCGCTGTGTGCCACATCTGACAGGACGGCGCTTTGAGCACGGGGTGACGGACTGTTACACGCTGTTCCGGGATGCATACCATCTGGCGGGAATTGATATGCCGGATTTTGAGCGTGAGGATGACTGGTGGCGTAACGGTCAGAACCTTTACCTGGACAATATGGCGGTCACCGGCTTTTACCGGGTGCCCCTGTCCTCTGCACAGGCGGGCGATATCCTGCTGTGCTGCTTTGGCGCATCGGTGGCCAATCATGCCGCCATTTACTGCGGCAACGGTGAGCTGCTTCACCATCTGCCTGAACAACTGAGTAAACGGGAGAGGTATTCCGAAAAATGGCAACGACGAACGCATTCAGCCTGGCGTCACCGCCACTGGCACGTATCTGCCTTCACGGGGATTTACAACGATTTGGCCGCCGCCTCAGCCTGTATGTGAACACGGCAGCGGAAGCCATCCGTGCCCTGTCGATGCAGATGCCTGGATTCCGCCGTCAGATGAACGAAGGCTGGTACCAGATACGTATTCGCGGTGAGGACACGGCACCGGAGGCGGTGTACGCCCGTCTTCACGAACAGCTGGGTGAGGGAACGATCATCCACATTGTGCCGCGACTGGCCGGGGCCGGAAAAGGTGGACTGCAGATTGTGCTGGGGGCGGCAGCCATCGTGGGCTCTTTCTTCACTGCCGGGGCATCAATGGCGTTATGGGGTTCAGCCCTGGCAGCCGGTGGTTTTTCTGCCACCACGATGCTGTTTTCACTGGGGGCCAGCATGATACTGGGTGGTGTGGCTCAGATGCTGGCCCCGAAGGCTAAAGTACCGGAGTACAAAAGCACGGATAACGGCAGACAGAACACGTACTTTTCGTCACTGGACAATATGATTGCCCAGGGTAACCCGATGCCGGTGCCTTACGGGGAAATGCTGGTTGGCTCCCGGCGAATCTCTCAGGACATCAGTACCCGTGATGAAGGCGGTGGCGGGAAGGTCGTGGTTATCGGGCGGCAGAGGTAAAAAGAATAAAAAAATCCCGCAGTGTTGCGGAGCTGCGGGAGAGTTACGAAGATTAACTATAGAGAATTATTCTTATGTCACGACAAAAAACATTAACGCAGAGAAATTATTAGTACCACAGTCAGTTTGTGAAAATGTGAAGATATTCAGAATTTTTATTCAGTGATGATACAGGCATCCTCCGGGATGCCTGTTGTTTTTGTGCGTAACAGTTATCACAGTAAAGGGTGAGACAATGGGCAAAGGTGGCGGCAAGGCGCACACGCCGGTTGAGGCAAAGGACAATCTTAAGTCCACGCAGATGATGAGCGTGATTGATGCCATTGGTGAAGGGCCGATTGAAGGTCCGGTGAAGGGACTGCAGAGTATTCTGGTGAACAAAACCCCGCTGACGGACACTGACGGCAATCCTGTGATACACGGTGTGACCGCGGTCTGGCGCGCCGGGGAGCAGGAGCAGACACCACCCGAAGGCTTTGAGTCCTCCGGGGCGGAAACCGCACTGGGCGTGGAAGTGACGAAGGCAAAGCCGGTGACGCGCACCATTACATCCGCGAACATTGACCGCCTGCGGGTCACCTTCGGGGTGCAGTCACTGGTGCAGACCACGTCAAAGGGTGACCGAAACCCGACATCCGTCCGCCTGCTGATTCAGTTACAGCGTAACGGTAACTGGGTGACGGAAAAGGATGTCACCATTAACGGCAAGACCACCTCGCAGTTTCTGGCGTCGGTGATTCTGGATAATCTGCCTCCCCGTCCTTTTAACATCCGGATGGTCCGGGAGACAGCGGACAGCACCTCGGACCAGCTGCAGAATAAGACGCTCTGGTCGTCATACACCGAAATCATCGATGTGAAACAGTGCTACCCGAACACGGCGATTGTGGGGCTGCAGGTGGATGCGGAGCAGTTTGGCGGTCAGCAGATGACGGTGAACTACCATATCCGAGGTCGCATCATCCAGGTGCCGTCAAACTATGACCCGGAAAAACGCACTTACAGCGGCATCTGGGACGGCAGCCTGAAACCGGCATACAGCAACAACCCGGCCTGGTGCCTGTGGGACATGCTGACTCACCCGCGCTACGGCATGGGAAAACGTCTGGGGGCGGCGGATGTGGACAAGTGGGCGCTGTATGCCATCGGGCAGTACTGCGACCAGACGGTCCCGGATGGTTTCGGGGGCACAGAGCCGCGGATGACCTTTAATGCGTACCTGTCACAACAGCGTAAGGCGTGGGATGTGCTCAGTGATTTCTGCTCGGCGATGCGCTGTATGCCGGTATGGAACGGCCAGACGCTGACGTTCGTTCAGGACCGCCCGTCGGATGTGGTGTGGCCGTACA